ACCTGGTGGCGACGGGCCGCAAATCTCTTCGAAGTTTATCCGGGCATGCCTGCGGACAAACCAGCACGGCGACGGCGAGCTGTTCAAGGCGCTGTTCAGGGGCAAGTTCGTTTTCTGCAAGTCAATGGATGTCTGGCTGCGCTGGGCCGGGCACCACTGGGAGATCGACAAGATGGGCGCGGCCTCCGCAGCGGTCGAGGTGGTGGCCGAGACCTACGAGAAAGAGGCGGCCAGCATTAAGGCCGGCATGGCCGAGGTCAGCGACAAGGAGATGGTTAAGGGCCTGAATGCCCTTATCGAGAACCTGGAAAAGCGGGCCAACCAACTGCGCGGCGACAGCCGGCGGCAGTTCTGCCTGAAGTTCTCGCATACCTCGGACGATCCGCTGGCCATCGATGGCGCCGAGCTGGACGCCAGGCCGTGGCTGCTGCCGTGCGCCAACGGCGTGATAGAGCTGCGCACAGGCAAGTTCCGCCCAGGACGGCCGGACGATTTCTTGCTAAAGGCTTCGCCGGTGGAATGGAGGGGGCTGGAAGCGGCGCGGGACGTTTGGGTGGGGGCGCTTACCGAGATCATGGCCGGCGATACGGATATGGTGGCTTTTCTCCAGCGGTTGTTCGGCCTGTCGATCATCGGCAAGGTGATCGAAAAGGTTTTCCCGGTGCTCACGGGCCCGGGTGGCGACAACGGCAAGACCACATTGATTGAGGGCGTGTCGTATGCCCTGGGGCCGATGGCCGGCCCGATACCGTCTGAGATGCTGGTGGCCGGGCAGCGGTCAAACAGCTCGGGGCCGTCGCCTGACATCATGAGCCTTAAAGGGTTGCGGGTGGCGTATGCCTCCGAGACCGAGGATGGCGCCAAGGTATCGGCGGCCCGGGTGAAGCTGCTCACTGGCAAGGACAGTCTGACCGGCCGCTGGCCCAACGACAAGTTTCCCATCACCTTCGAGCCCTGCCATACCCTCTTCCTTTTGTCCAACTTCAAGCCGCGGGCAGACAGCCAGGACAAGGCCTTCTGGTCGCGCATGGTCAACATCCCATTCACGATGCGCTTTCTTAAAAACCGGCCGCCATCGGCTGAAAACGAACGGCCGGCAGATCCGCACCTGGACGAAAAGCTAAAAGAGCAGGCCTCCGGCATACTGGCATGGCTGGTCGAAGGTTGCCTTGCCTGGCAGGCCAAGGGGTTGGAGATACCGATCAAGGTACGCCAGGAGGGCGAAGATTACCAAAGCGGCGAAGACGACATGGGGGCCTTCGTCGAATACTGCTGTTTGGTCGGCGATGCGAAAAGCGGCGCCGGCGCCACAGAGCTTTATGAACTGTTTTGCAGGTGGTGGAAGCGGTTTGTCGGAAATTTTCCGCCCAAGCAAAAGAAGCTGGGGTCATACCTGCGCGAGCGCTTCAGGTTCGAGAAGACCGGCGGACTGTTCCGATATTACGGCATCGAGATCAACCCGGCCATCTCCTGGGAACTGAACCCGGACAAGGATAAAGACGATGGGAAAAGACCTTGGGACCATTGATTTAGAATGGTCCTGGCAATGGTCCAGAAAGAAAAACGAGCAAAAACAGCTTGATGGGATAGCCGTGGACCATTAGGACCATTTTAGGGATGAACATTCATATATATTTTTTCTCTTAAATTAAAATCAATTTATATGTAGGAAAAAGGTCCCAATGGTCCAGATAGTTGAAAGCAAAAGAAAAAAGTTCAGGACCATTGATAGGACCATCGAAAAAGCACGGTCCAATGGTCAAGAGGCGATGAAAACATGGACATTTTGACGGCGGTGAAGTCCAAGGGGCTCCAGATGAAGCGCGTTGCGACCACCAATGGCGGCGAGTGGGCCGGCCCATGCCCGGTTTGTGCCGGCAATGACCGCTTTAGGGTGTGGCCGCAAAAGGAAAAAGGTGGTGGATTCTACTGCAGACAGTGCGACAAGGCCGGCGATCTGATCGAGTTTTACAAGTGGGCCGACAAAATGAGCTATGGCCAGGCGTGCGAAGCGGCCGGCATGGATGCCAAAAAGTATGATGACCGCTACGCAAAGCCCACCTTGCCGAAGTCTGACCGCCAGGCCTTTGTGCCTCGGGATTACGCGGATCCTGCCGAGGTGTGGCGCGAGCATGCCGAAAAGTTTGTGGCCGCATGCCATGCCGAGCTGATGAATAACGCCGCGGCGCTGGCCAGGCTCGAGCAAAGCCGCGGCATCACCACCGCGACCGTCGAGCGTTTCAAGCTGGGCATGAACCTGGATCAAGCCTTTTACCGGCCGCGCGTTTCCTGGGGATTGCCGGAAGAGATCAAGGAAAACGGAAAGCCCAAAAAGCTGTGGATACCGCGCGGGCTGGTGATCCCCTTTTATGATGACGGCAAACTGATGCGCGTTCGGGTGCGCCGGCCCAAGGAGGATCTGCGCAGTGCCGCCGACCCCCGCTATTACTTTGTGCCCGGGTCATCGGCGGCCATCATGCGGTGCGGCGATCGGCGCCGAGCGTATGTGGTGGTCGAGTCCGATCTTGATTTTGCTCTGGTGGCGCAAGAGGCCGGCGAGCTGGCGGGGGTGTTGTCGATGGGCACCTCTTCCGCAAAACCGGATGCGGCCTGCCATGACCATTTGTCGCGGGCGGATGTGATTCTGGTGGCCATCGATTTTGATGAGGCCGGCGCCAAGGCCTGGGAGTGGTGGCGCGACAACTACCCGGCGGCCGAGCGTTGGCCGGTTCCGGCCGGAAAAGACCCCGGGGAGATGTTCCGCGATGTGGATGTGCGTGCCTGGGTGGTGGCGGGTTTGCCGTCCGGGTGGGCTTTGGACCGTGCCGATTTGTCCAGTGGGGCCTCGAGGGGGGTGGGACAGGTTGTTGATGCCGGTTCGGTGGATGTGGCGCCCGCCGCTGGTGCCGCTACCGTGGAAGAGGCCAGAGAGGCGCATCCTGCTGATTTAGGCTTGCCGCAAAGCGTGCTCGCCCTCGGGTCTATGCTCAAACGCTATCCGGTGGTGGTGCATGTCACCGATAGCCGGTTGGCGATCCAGGAAAAAAAGGGTTGGAACAATTGGGACGCATCCAAAGAGATCAGTAAGCTGGTTTATTTCGATGCGGATTGTTTCGCCTATCTGCACGGCCTGGGCGTTGAGATGGTGAATGGGAAGAACTTTTTCGGTTAAAATAGGTTAAGCGATGGAGATGAGCGAAGAGGAAAGAAAGATAAAAAAACGTGAGAGAGATCGGCGTTATTATGAGTCCAACGCTGAAAAAGTGCGTGAGCGCAAGCGCCGCTATCGAGAGGACAACGCTGAAAAGATACTTGCTAGCAAGCGCCGCTATCGAGAGGCCAACTCTGAAAAGGTGCGTGAGAGCAAGCGCCGCTATTATGAGGCCAACGCTGAAAAGATACTTGCGAGCAAACGCCGCTATTATGAGGCCAACGCTGAAATGATACGTGAGAGAGATCGGCGTTATTATGAGGCCAACGCTAAAAAGGTGCGCGAGATCAATCGCCGCTATCGAGAGGCCAACGCTGAAAAGGTGCGCGAGAGAGATAGGCGTTATTATGAGGCCAACGCTGAAAAAGTTCGTGAGCGCAAGCGCCGCTATCGAGAGGCCAACTCTGAAAAGGTGCGCGAGATCAATCGCCGCTATTATGAGGCCAACGCTGAAAAGATACTTGCGAGCAAACGCCGCTATCGAGAGGCCAACTCTGAAATGATACGGGAGATCAATCGCCGCTATTATTTCAAAAATAACAAATCAAAATTCAATCTTTCAATGAACCGCATAGGTTCTCAACTGTCTTCGATGTTACGAACCCATAGAAAAGGAGCATGAAAAATGGAAAACGCTGAAATGGCAAATGAAAAAACATGTGAGATCGTAGAAAAATCCCACCTTTCCCTGGTCGGCGTCAAGCCGATCAGGGTCAACGCCCTGGATCTATCGACGGTGGACACGGCCAAGCTGTACGACATGCTGGCCGATGCCCTGGAGATGACGGCCGAATCGCTGGTTTATTTGGGGTCTGTGGTGCGCGAGCTGGAGCTGCGCGGCGAAGATGTCTCTTATTTGCGCAATGACGGCGTGGGGCGCTATCTGCTGCGCATCGCCGGCGGAGACTTGGCCGCTGAAGTGGTCGTAAAATACGCCGGCAGCCGCCAGCTTCTGGAATCCATCGCCACCTTGCCGTTGCAGCGACAGCGTGACATTGCCACGGGCAACGAGCTGGTGCGTGTCGTTGTGCGTGGGCAGGAAGGCTATAAAACCGTTATGAAGCGGGCCGACGATATGAGTATTTCAGAGCTGTACGCTATTTTCAGGTCCGGTGGGATGCTCAGTGTCGAAGACCAGATCGCGCTTTACGAGAGGGCGCTTGAAAGAAACAAGAAAAAGCATGTCAACGTGTCTATCCGTTTCGATGCCTCCAAAAACATGAAGGTTGGGCATAAATACGTCAGTATGGGAGGCAGGCGCGTCAACTTCTGGGACATTGCCAAGGCTATGGGCGAGTTCTGCGGGATCGATCTGGTGAAGATCATCGAGCAGCAGTCTCCGAAGATGCCTTAAATAGTCGTGATGCGAGTACGCTGAGGGCCAATGGATAAATCCGAAATCGAAAAGCTGATGGATCTCGCCGGCGAGACGGACCGCGCCGCCCTGGGCACCATGTACAACGCCTGGGTGCGCAAGTTTGCAGCCTACAAGGAGGACGACAGCCGATCCAACCTGGCCGAGTGGCAGGCCTCCGAAAAGGCCCTGAAGGCCAAGGTTGACGAGCTGACGGCAAAGCACCTGGATGCGGTGGATGCTGCGCCGCTGCCGGATCGCAAGGCGGCCTGGGAGTTTTTGCGGGCGCAGGGTTTTAAGGTGTCGTCTGGAAAGTTTTACGGCGATTGCTCCAAGAACATGGTCAAGGTCAATGCGGATGGCACGATCAACGAGGCCGAGGCCCTGGCTTATGCGGTGCGGTACCTGAAAAAGGTCAAGGGTGGCGATGCGGATGCGGTGTTGGATGACATTTTCAAGTCCAAGGCCAAGGCTGAATTGGACAAGACCCTGGTACAGGAAGAAAAGCTGCGCTTTGAATTGGAGCGCGAGCGCGGAAATTATCTGCCGAGGGCCGATGTCATGACCCAGTTCGCCGTCAAGTGGGGCACGCTGGAGGCCTCGCTGCGCCATCTGCTGCGGACCCGGGCGCGGGATTGGATTTATGCGTGCGGAGGAGATGCCAAAAAATTCGACATGTTCGTGGCCCTGGTGGGTTCGGAGATGGATGAGATTTTCAACTCGATGGCGACCATCGAGGATCTGGAGATTTCTCTGGTGGTGGATGGCGGATCAGATTGAAATTTTATAAGAATCTGGGGGGAAAATGACGGAAGTAAAAAACCCATGCCTAAAATGCGATTGGCATCTTTCGGGCGGCGACAAAAACACAAAAAAGTGCGGTTTGTGCGCTGAAAGATGGGCCTATGCAAAGTCTATTGACCCAAGAATCCCCATTATAGTTCCGATCGATGGTGCGGCTGCTCCGGAACTGTCGCCAGATCAACCACAAACAAAGCGCCGCGGTAGGCCACCGAAAAATCGAACCGAAAGCATTGCCCAGGCAGAGCAAGTTGCCAAGCGCCGTTATGTCAAAGCAAAAACGACGAAGGTTAAAGCTGAGGAGGATAAGGTGAGTATCAAGATGAAAACGTGCAGAAGCGACCGATGCGAACATGCAGGACAGGCCCAGCCGGTCGAAAACTTTATGAGATCCAAGATGAGCCGCGACGGATATATGCACCTGTGCAAGCTGTGTTACTCCGCACAGGTCAGGGACCGCGTAGGGCTGAAGTCCAGGACCGGAACTTCTCTTGAGATTCGCTTCGACAAGTATCCGGACATACTGCCGGCGCTGGCAGATCTGGCCGATAGGGAGTGTCGCACGGTCGAGATGCAGGCGCTTGCTATTATTCGGGCGGCTGTTTTGCCTCAGATGGCCGCGCAACGATAGGGATTGCGGCCCCTCCGAAGAGGGGCCTTGAAGGGGCTATTTTAGGTATGCGTGAAGGGCTTTTAAAACTATATCGCG